AAAGATAATATGTTCGACAAGCGTCCACATTTAGGTCTTCCTTCTTGGTTTAAACGATGATATAATCTTTAAATGGGGGCAGTACACCACCACATACCTACTGTCCCCTTTTAAGGATTATTTATGAGTTTAGGATTTGACGCAATAGCAGCACTACCATTTGCTACATCAGGACCCGATGGCGATGTAACTTTTGCGGTTACAGGAAATCAAGTTACTATTAGCATTGGCGATCCTGGTATTGTAGCTGATTCTATTACAGAGATACCTGATCCAAACCAAGTTACTTTAGGGTTTGGTAGTTTAACAATTCAAGGAGATGCTAACTTTGGTGTCACTGGTTCTCAGGTAGCAATAGCCATTGGTAATGTTACAGTTAGCGCAAATGCTGATATAACACCTAGTGGAAATCAGGTTGTAATTTCTTCAGGAACTGTTACAGTAACAGGAGAAGCTAATGTTTCACCTACAGGCAGCACCTTTACGCTTGCTACAGGTACGGCACAAGCTATAACATGGAGTGAAATAATACCAGGAGCAAACATGGTCTGGACACCAATAGATCCAGGAGTATAAAATTATGGCATCAAGTTATTCATCAGATATAAAATTAGAAATCATATCAACCGGCGAAAAAGCTGGTCAATGGGGTGGTATTACTAATACTAACCTACAAATATTAGAACAGTCATCGTCAGGAGCTTTAGATGTAGATATGGCAGGAGCAAGTGTCACGCTACTTTTAACTGATGGTGCAACATCAAATGGTAAAAATGCATATTTAAGATTACACGGAACACTGGCAGGAGATAGAACAATTACTATGCCATCAGGTTCTGGTGTAACTAGAGTGTGGATTATGAAAGATGATACTGTTAGAGGTACATCAAATAGAACACTAGGTGTTTTAACAGCTAGTGGTAGCACCACACAAATACCACCGGGAGCAACTGTTCTTTGTAAATCAAATGGAACAGAAACAGTAGTGTCTATAATTGAAAAAGGTTATGCAACTATAACCGATTCTAATAGTCCTTACACAACGGTAGCAGGAGCTCAAATTTTTGCTAACACAACAGCCAACCCAATAACAATAAACTTACCAGCATCACCAAGTGTTGGAGATGAGGTTAGTGTTTTAGATACAAGAGGTACTTGGGGTTCAAACAATTGTACAATAGGTAGAAATGGTTCACCCATTAACACAGGTACATCTGATTTAGTTTTAAACACAAACGGTCAATCAATAACTTTAGTATATGTAGATGCCACTAGAGGTTGGGCATATAAAACTAATACAGCATAAGGAGCTTAACAGATGGCTCTCTTTGAAATGAAATTTCAACCAGGTGTCGACAAACAAGACACAGGTGTTGGTGCAACAGACCGATGGGTTGATTCCGATAATACTAGATGGAGATATAGTCTTCCTGAAAAAGTAGGAGGATGGCAATCATTACTTTCAGATACAATCTGTGGAGTCGCAAGAAAGCAACACGCTTTTGTTGATTTAGAGGGTAATAGATATGTTGCAATAGGTACAGATAAATTTTTACTTATATATTTTGAAGGTCAATTATATGATGTTACTCCTTATAGAAGTGATAATGCAGGGGCACAAATACAGTTTACAGGTTCAACTATAACAACTAGCACAACTAGAGGCACTGCAGTAACAATTACTACATCTACTAATCATGGTTTAGAGATAGGAGATATTGTTGAATTAGATTCAGTAACAATGCCAACAGGCTCTAGCATTGCAGCTTCAACGTTTGAAGATAAACTTTGTCAAGTAATAACTGTTCCAAGTTCTACAACGTTTACAGTGACATCACCATCAGCAGAAGCTAATGGAGGTGGTTCAGACCTAACATCAGGAAGTTCTTGCACAGTTAACCCTTATCAAGCAGTAGGACCATCAGCACAATCTTATGGTTATGGTTTTGGTATTGGTAATTATGGTGGTACGATAACAGGATCACAAAGCACAGAATTAGATGGTTCATTGAATGCAGATACAGCTGGTACAGGTGGGTCCGGTACAGCAGTGACAGTAGATAGTACAACAGGTTTTGCAGCAGCAGGAACTATAGCTGTTGGCACAGTACCAAACGCAGAATTAATTACATACACATCAAAAAATTCTACACAATTTTTAGGAATTACTAGAGGTGCAAAAGGAACAGCAACTCCTGGGACATCAAATGGTCAAGCGCATTCTACCAACACAACAGTTCAAGATGCAACAGAGTGGGGTAACTGGGGTGATGCTGTTGCAGCATCAAGCGTTACACTAGAACCAGGCCTCTGGTCACTAAGTAACTTTGGTCAAGTATTAGTTGCAACTATTTCAAACGGTAAAACATTTACATGGGATTCATCTATTGCTGCAAATTTTACAACACGTGCATCAACACTAACTACAAATTTTGTAACAGCAATATCAGGAGACGAAGGAAACCCAACAGCAACAAGATTAACTTTAATATCTCCAACTACTAGACACTTAATTCATTTTGGAACAGAAACAACGATAGGTGATCCAACAACTCAAGACGATATGTTTATAAGATTTTCTAACCAAGAACAAATAAATGTATATGCACCTACAGCAGAAAACAGTGCAGGTTCACAAAGATTACAAGATGGTACAAAAATTATGGGAGCTATTGTTGCAAAAGAAAACATTTTAGTTTGGACCGACAATGCTTTGTACACCATGAAATTTATTGGTGCGCCATTTACTTTTGGATTTGAACAAGTAGGTACCAACTGTGGATTAATTGGTCAAAACGCATGTTGTGAAATAGATGGTGTTGCTTACTGGATTGGTAACAATGGTTTCTTTGCATTTGATGGTACAGTAAATTCACTACCTTGCATGGTAGAAGATTATGTGTTTGATGACTTTGATACAACAAAAGGTCAACAAGTTTGTGCTGGTATAAACAATCTATTTACAGAAGTTGTTTGGTATTATCCTACATCTAATTCAGCATACAACGATAGATATGTTGTATATAATTATGGAGAGTCAGGTAAAACTGCAGGGGGTGTTTGGTATACAGGAGTAAATACAAACTCAATTAGAACAACTTGGATTGACTCAGTGGTATATCCAAGACCACATGCAACACAATTTAATGTTTCTTCTACAGGAACATTTCCAAGTATCGTAGGGTCTGATGGTTTAGGTCAAACAGTTTATTTTGAACATGAGGTTGGCACAGATCAAATTAATCCTGATGGTACTACAACAGCTCTAACCTCTTTTGTACAATCATATGATTTTGCAATTCAAACAAGTGCAGGAATGGGTGAGTTTTTCTTAGCCATGAGAAGATTCTTTCCTGATTTTAAAACATTAGATGGTACAGCTAAAGTAACTGTAGGACTAAAAGATTTTCCTGCATCCACTGCAAGCACGAGTAAATATAGTCCATTTAGTGTTACGTCTAGTTCAACAAAATTTGATACTAGAGCAAGAGGAAGGTATGCAAATATAAAAATAGAAAATGAAAACTCTGGAGAGAAGTGGAGATATGGTACTTTCCAAGTAGACGTTCAAGCAGACGGGAGAAGATAATGACAAAAATAGTAGTAAGATTACCAGAACCTAGAAAAGAATATACAGAAGACAATCAAAGACAAATAAACAGAACTATTACCTCTTTAATTGAACAACTAAATTCTACGTTTTTAACCCAAGAAAAGGAGAACCAAGAAAGATTTAATTTCTTTATGTCATAATGGCTAACGTATATAAAAATATTCAAAAGACAATTAATGCATCAGGATCTGATGTAGATATGTATGAATCACCAAGTGAGACAACTTCTATTGTAAAAACAATAAAGCTGTTTAATACTCATGGAAGTGCTTTAGATGTAACTATTAAGATATTTGATGCTTCTAGCACTACTGATTTTGAATATGACGTAGCCAATGTGACAGCGAGTGATGGGGTCGATGTATTGACCTTTAATAACATACTTATCCTAGAAGCAGGGGATAAAATAAAGATGCAAACGACACAAACTAATGTTATAAAGATGACTGCTGCAGTGCTACAAACTAGTAGACAATAGGAGAATTATGCCTTTTATAGAACAAGAAGCTAAAAGCGAATACAAAAAGATAGATGGGAAAAGAACCCACGTTATAACACCTGAAGTAGAAGTTACTTTAACTAACACTCAAACAGGTCAAGAATACATGTCAGATCAAGAGGCTGACGATGATGTAAATGACCCTAATACAGACACTCAAAGAGAGCATATTAGAAGAGATGTACATATAAAGGTAGCTAGTTTAGGTCTTGGAGCCGGCAGTGGTGATTTATAAGATATTGACGATGGCTAAAAAATTAAGTAAACTGGTAAGTTCAGGTAGAATCCCTGCGATTTTAGTATATAATCACACATCAAGGAATTAGAATTATGGGAGTATTAGATTTTTTTAAAAAAGCTGCTGAC